ATTTCCAAAATATTCAATAAGATATTTTTTTATAATATAGTTATATTCTTTTACAGTTGCTTCTGCTTTGCCATTAGAATTAAATTCGAGCCACTTTTCTGCATAATCTTTAAAAAGTATTTTACCAGTAGATACATTAGCTCTATTTAAATTGTAATTTAAATCTATATACTGATTATATAAATCTTGTTCATTAGTAGAATAAAGGTAATAAGTTTGTCCTTTATATTGCTTTTTCTTCATTAATCTTCCATCTTTTCTGATTGTATAAGTCATACCTTTATATTTCATAATGCCTCCTAAATTATATATCCATATTTGCTTTCATAAAATTTAATTGCATTAGCCATATATTCAACCGTAACATCAAAATAATCTGCAAGGCTATAAAGATTATTAATTCCGTTTTAAAACAGCTGATTTTAATTTCTCAAAAGGAACAAGCATATTATATGAATATTTTTTAGCTCTATATTCTTGTTTATCAAATAAAAGCTTATCCTCGTTTTTATAATGATAAGTTGCATCATAATAATAATGTCCTAATTCTTCAGCTAAAACACATTTTTTTTGAATACTGTTATCACAATTTAAAGCAATAGCATTTAGTTTATCATAATTAAGATACATACCGTCTATATCTTCATCAATAAAATAATCATATATTTTTATATTTTCAGCTTCGGCTAAATCATATAATCTATCTAAATTCATCTTTTGTCCTCTTTCTTCTTTTTATTGTCCTTCAACACAAATTTAGCAAATTCTTCTATTTTATCTTGTTGTTCTTTAGTAGGCATATCATAATCTTTTTTACTAAGTCCTATATTTATTTTATCTGTATCTATTGTTTCTGGATTTCGTATGTCAGATTTGCATAACAAATAATCGATACTACAATCGAATATTTCTGACAATTTTATTAACACTTCCATACTAGGTTTTCTATCGCCCTTTTCATACATAGCAACAGTACTTTTAGCACCGTCTAATTTATTGGCTAATTCTTGTTGTGTCATATTTAATTCTTCTCTTAAGTATTTTATTCTATTCATATAGTTTCCTCCAAATCTGTATATATTATAGCACACCCCGAGTGTACTTTGCAAGAAAATTAAAAAAAAAATTTACTTAGAGCGAGAACGGTTTTGGAAAATTGGAAAAAATTTTTTAAAAAAAGTATTGACAGTTCACTAAAAGTATATTATACTATGAGTGAACTTGAAGAAAGGAGGCAAAAAAATGGCAAGGGAAAAACTAAAGGAATATAGGCTTTCAATAAAAAAAACACAAGAAGAAATGGCGAAAAAATGGGGAATAACGACATCTTTCTATAAACAAATTGAATGCGGAGCAAAAAATCCAAGCATACAAAAAATAAAAGAGTTTAAAAAAAGATTCCCTACAGCAAATACAGACGAAATTTTTTTGACTTAAAAGTTCACAATAAGAGAACTATAAAATAATAAGTTTAACTAAAGACAAGAGAAACCAAATAGTTATTTTTTTACAACTAGGCTGTCGACAAAATTCGACAAATTACAGTAAAGGAGGCGATAAAAAATGCCAATGACTAAACTTCAAGAAAGAGCAAGAAAAAAGTACATAACGGTAAAAGACTTTGCAGAACAATACAGCTTAAGTAAAGCACAAGCATACAAAATTTTAGACAGACCAGAATTTGAAGAAGTCAAAATAAAAATAGGCACAGCAGGAATAAGAATTGATTTAGACAGAACATTTGAATTAATGCAACAAGTATTTAGATAGAAAGGAAGTGAAACTAATGAAAAAACTAGACAAAAACAAAGTATATGCATTTATAGGTAAAGCAGTAGTATGGACAAGCTTATGGGCAATAGGAGTATTAAGTGTAGTTTGGGCATTTAGCCAAAATACAGTATTTTAGAAAGGAGGAAATAATATGTTTTTTAGAAAAACTAAAGAATTACAAAGTTTAGTAAATGTAAGTAGAAAGGCATTAGAACATACAGAGAAAGAATTAGAGTTAGCTTATAGTCAAATAGACAATAGAAACAAATTTATTTATAAGCAAAAAGAACAAATAGACAAGCAAGAAGATTTAATTAATAAAATAGAAAACTTATTAAGTGCTAACAAGTACAACAATGAAAAAGTAGTGTTAGACAAAATTAAAGAACTAGTTCGTGAACACCAATCATTAAACTAGTTCAAATAAGAATTATTATATAAATCCATATTACTGTTATTATAGCACAAATATGGTAGAAAGGTCAAGAAAATGAGTAATTTATATGAATTAAAAGAAAATTATAAACAAGTAGCAGATATGCTATATGAAGAAGAAATTGATGAACAATGTATATTAGATACATTAGAAAGTATAGAAGGAGAAATTGAAGACAAAGCAGATAACTATGCAGTAATAATTAAGGAGCTTTTAGCAGATGCAGATGTTTGTAAACAAGAAAAAATGAGACTAGAAGCAAGACAAAAAAGCTTTGAAAACAGAGCAAAATTTTTAAAAGATAGACTTCAAGAAGTAATGATAGAAACAGGAAAAACAAAATTCAAAACAGCTAAATTTAGTTTTGGAATACAAAAGAATGGTGGACTAGCTCCATTATGGATTGATGAAGATTATAGTAATATACCTCAAAAATACTTAAAAGTTGAACCTGATAATACAAAAATAAGACAAGCTTTAGATACAGGGGAAAACATATTATTTGCACATTATGAAGAAAGAGGTGAATCACTACGAATAAGATAGAGATAATAAAAAGATATTATAAAGACACATTAAATATTAAAGTTGATGAAGCAACTTTAGCAAATATTTTAAAAGATAAAGAAAGAACTGAAAATTTAATAAAAAAAATAAATACAATGAATTATATATTAAGTAAACCTGAAGAAAACACAATATTTACGAAGTTTGAAATAGAAGCTATGTCAAGAATAGATTTTAATGATAAGACACTTGTAAAATGGTGCAAATTTATATGGGATAACAAGGATGATGAAGAAAAATTAAATGAAATATTAAAATTGTTAAAGGAGGAACAAAACAATGGGAATACCAGTATTAATAATTCGGAAAAAGTGGTAGTGGAAAATCAACAAGCTTAAGGAATTTTGGCGAAAAAGAATTAGCTTTGGTTAATGTAATAAAAAAACCATTACCATTTAAAAAGAAATTTGAAAGTACTATATGTACAGATGATTATCAAAAAATATTAAAAGCAATATTTAGTACAGAAAAGAAAACAATAGTAATAGATGATGCAGGATATTTAATTACAAATCATTTTATGAATAAGCATACTGCAACTGGCGGAGGAAATGGAGTATTTAACTTATACAATGAAATTGGAGACCACTTCTGGGGCTTAATAGAATTTGTAAAAAATAAATTACCTGACAACAAAATAGTTTATTTTATTATGCACGAAGACAAAAACGATTTTGGAGATATTAAACCAAAAACAATAGGTAAGTTACTTGATGAAAAAGTATGCATAGAAGGAATGTTTACGATAGCTTTGAGATGTATGTCAGATAACAATAAACATTATTTTAGAACTCAAAGCGACGGAAGTGATATATGTAAAACACCTTTGGAAATGTTTGCAGATAAAGAAATAGATAACGATCTAAAAATGGTTGATACAACTATTAGAGAATATTATGAATTAAATAAGGAGGAAAAATAATTATGGAAAAAGTAAAAGGATATGATGAGGCACAAGCAATAACAGGAGAATATGAAAAATTGGAGGCAGGAGGATACATATGCAAAATAAAAAGTGCAAAAGAAGAAAAATCTAAATCAGGAAAAAGAATGCTAGTAATAGCATTAGATATTTTAGAAGGAGATAAAAAAGACTTCTTTAAAAAGAGATTTGATGAAGATACAAGAGCAGAGAAAAAATGGCCTGCAGGAGCAATATACAGACAAATGCTAGAAGGAGAGAAAGCAGCAGGATTCTTAAAAGGATTAATGACTTCTTTAGAAGATAGTAATGATGGCTTCAAATGGGACTGGGATGAAAAGAAATTAGCAAATCTAAAATGTGGAGCTATTTTTGGTGAAGAAGAATATGAAAAACTTGATGGAAGTGTTGGAACTTCAACAAAAGTGAAATTTATTAGGACAGTACAAGCTATAAAAGAGGGAAAATTTAAAGTGCCTGAAATAAAGAAATTACCACAAAAAGGAGAGGCTTTTGAGGACTTTGTAAATGCAGTAACATCAGATGAAGATTTACCTTTCTAGGAGGTAAGTTATGAATAAAATACAAGAGGTAAAACAAAGAGCAGACATTGTAAGAGTAGCAGAATATTTTGGAATAAAGAAAAAACAATGTTGTCCTTTTCATAAGGAAAAAACACCTTCATTTTCTATTTCACAATCAAAGCAAATATTTAAATGTTTTGGTTGTGGAGTAGCAGGGGATTGCATAACATTAGTATCTAAAACATTAAACATAAACGCTTATGAAAGTGCAAAACAAATAAATGCAATACTTGGACTGGGAATAGACTTTGGAAAGAAAACAACAAGTTATGAACTAAATAGATATAAACAAATACAACAAGCAAAAGAAAGATTTAAGATATGGCATAACAAGACTTTACAAATGTTATGCGATTATTTACATAGTTTGAATAAAATTGAGAAAATGCAAAAAGAAAATATAATTGAATATTATATAAATTTGCTAATCTTTGGAACAGAAGAAGATTGGTTGTGGTTTAAAAAAACAGAAGAAAGGTGGTGCAAAGAAATTGAACGAAGAATTAGAGCAGAAAATACTTGAAGAAAATCCACCTTATGAAATAGAAAAATTAAATCCAAATAGTATTTTAGATGAGGAAATTTTTAAATACATTTTAGAAATAAAAGATCCAATAAGAAAAGAAAAAGAGATAGTAAAACTTCAAATAAAAGCTAAAGAACTAAAAATTCCAAGACAATTCAATAATCTTTTTAAAAGATATCAAGAAAGTTATATTAAGAGTTTAAAAAGCAAAGGTGGAAACAAAACAAATTTTACAGATTGTCCATATACTCAATTAGAATGTGGACAATGGAACGCAGATGATACTGGAGTTTACAAAGTTGATTATAACAGTTTAATGCAACCTCTAAAAATAAAAGCATGTCCGCATCCAGTGTTACCAATAGAAATAATTAACAATATAGATACCAATATAGAGAAAGTGAAATTAGCCTTCTATAAAAGGAAAAAATGGCAATATGTAATAGTTGAAAGAAAAATGATTGCAAGTAATACAGCAGTTATACAATTAGCTAATAGAGGAATAGAAGTAAATTCAGAAAACGCAAAAAATCTAGTTTCGTATTTAGCAGATATCATAGAATTAAATAATTTAGAGGCAATAGATGGAATAACGCATTTAGGTTGGATTAATGAAGATTTCATACCATATACTTCAAAATATAAATATGATGGAGATGTAGCATATAAAAATATTTTTGAAGCAGTTTCAGAAAAAGGAAGCTATGAAAAGTGGAAAACAAAGATGAGAGAATTAAGAGCAAATAGTAGAACACTAAGATTTTTAATGGCATCAAGTTTTGCTAGTCCATTAGTAAAAATATTTCAAATAAATCCATTTATAGTTCATTTGTGGGGAAAATCAAGCAATGGAAAAACAGTAGCACAAATGATATGTGCAAGTATTTGGGGTAACCCAGCAAAAGGAAAATTATTATCTAGTCTGGATAGTACAAAAGTAGCATCAGAAAGATTATGTAATTTCTTAAGAAATATGCCACTTATATTAGATGAATTACAAATCACAAAATCAAAATACAAAAATTATGATGCTTTAATTTATGAGTTAACAGAAGGAAAAGGAAGAGATAGAGGTACTGTAGATGGAGGACTGACAGAAACAACAGAATGGGACAATATAATCATTTTATCTGGAGAAGAGCCTATAACATCTTCATCTTCTAAGGAAGGTGTAAAGAACAGAGTAATTGAAATAGAAGAAAATGAAAAAATAATA